TATAGGCGTACTTGTTGTATATGGAGGTCTTAAACCTATACCACCATCTGAACGACCTCCTACACTATCTTCATAGGTTGGAGCAAAAGAATATTGAGTAAAAACACTATAAGCATCTTTTTGTAAAGGACTAACTGGATTATTCCACTCCTTAATTTTATTGTTCAATGTAGCTTCAAAAGCATAATCAGAAGCATCTGAAATATTTGAAACTGTATTGTATTTTAAATCAGCATAAGCAAATTGGTTTCTACTATCAATTTGAAAACAAACATTATAAGCAGTACAATCTTTCCAAACACTAGAAAATTGTTGAAAATAATCTTTTCGTTCAAATATAAAGTGAACATCTGTACCAACTTTTTTAATCAAATAGTCTGCATTATAAAGGACTTTTTGCTCATTCAAGAAATCTTTAATAGTTCTTACGTAGTAATGTTCTGGTCTTATAAAATCGCCAACTAATGATAGCTTTTCGCCTTTTGAAATATCTGCATTTACTAAATATGTATAGTAATAAGGATTTCTATCTACAAAAACATAACCTGCAAATACATTACCCATATCATTAGAATAGTAATCGCCAGTCCAACCATTTAAACCCGTTGGTTCGTTTAAAATTGAGGATTTAAAAACAAATTCGGGCAATGATTGAATAGAATTTTTAAGCAATCCACCAACCCTAACGCTTTCTTGATAGTGTTGCTCTACTGTTTCGGTATCTCCATTTCTTACTAAGAAATTTAATACTTTTTCTTGTGGGTCTGCTAAATACGCTTCATAATCCAAAGCATTATTTAGTGAGTTATAAGCGTCAGTTACTTCATCATACTCGGTTGCTCTACATCTAACAAAACAATTTGATGTTCCTACATTGGTGCCACCACTACACCATTCTAATTTGTCCCTTGTAATTTGACCTTTAAATATCCAAACATCACAATCACAATCGTAAATTCGCACCCACATATAATCTACTGGACTAGATGAATTATAAAAAGCATTCAAAAGCATTGTTCTTACACCTCCGACATTATCGTAAAAAAGTAAATCGCCAGTCATTTTCTTTTTGACTTGATTACCTTCTTCTTTTGTAGCTTCTAAATGTAACTCATTAAGTCCTACAATGTCTTCATTGCTTACAGAAAACCACGTAGGAGTTGTTCTACTTAGATTATAAGGAGTTGGAACACCACCGACAATTGGCGTAGGATATGCTAATTCTAATTTCATTTTCTAAGTAATGTTACCACTAAAACTATATCTCCTATCAAACCACCACCACCGATAAAAGTAGTTACTACATTCCTTGTTTTTAATCTCCTATTTTGATTACTTAATTCTACGTTTTTAACCACACAAGACGTATCTGTTGGGATTATTACATACGTAGTATCGCTTGAATAACTTAGTAACGGCATCAAAATAATAAGTGCAATAATTAATTTTTTCATCTTCTCCAATGTTTTTCTCTTTCGTTTGTTTTTCTTGTTACTATACTTAATCCACGTATATCTGCGTGCATTTCAGCTTGTGGCATGTGTTTAAATCCGTGTTGTATTGCCTCTTTAACTTCCTTCATTTCTTTTTTCAATTCTCCTAACTCGTTTACATGATAGTTAGATAAGATAGGATTCATTGTTAAGTTAGGCATAGTCATTAAGTCTGCAATATTAATTCTATTTTTGTGGATATACTCTAGTTCTTTTCTATTTTGAGTAGTGTAAGACTTATCTAATACAAATTCGTTATCGTGAACAATACCTACGGGAATATGTCCCGTTTCATCTCTACGTCCCGAACCATCGCCAGTAAATCCACCCTTTGCAAATTGTTGTGATGATATGATACCTATTTGAACAGCTCCCGAAGCTGCAGCCAAAGCAGCCAATATAGGTGCAAGTGGCAAGAAAGGTTGTGTAGTTAATGCACTTGTAACTGCTACTGCAGTATTGATTACTGCTTGACCTATTGCACTTTGCTTTTTCTTTTGTGCCTCATTACGCCTTAATTCTTCTAACTTAGTGAGTTTTTTTAATTCAGCTTCATGCAATAGTTCATGTGTATTTATAATAGGTATATTCCTTTCAAAACTTGGTGCTTTTGTTTCGGTAATATGTTGCTTTAAGTTTTTAGGGTCAACAACCAAAAATCCTTCAACACCAAATTTTTCATTTAATTGCTTTAGAATCTCAGGTTTAATTGCATCAATTCCGCCAGCCGATACTACTATTATTTTTTCTTTACTCATTTTGTATATTTTAAATTTTCATTTCTACGCTGCAAACCGAGAGCCTAACAGCACCCTTGCTCTATTGCTGTCAATCCAACCGCCTATTAGAACCAGCAACAAAGCAAGTTCGCCGCCGTTAGCTTCAATTGCTACATTTCGGTTTCAATAGATAAATTACCGTTTTCAAGAGCAGTTTCATAGAGATGTTCTACTGCTTCAATAATACCTATTCCTGTACACCAATCCATTATTTCGCCTCTAATATTATTTACAATCCAACATTGCAATTCAAACGTAGCCTCTCCATCTTCATCAGTAATATAACCATTGAAAATATCATTTGGTATTTGTCCGTTTGTAAATAACCCAAATCCATCTCTAAAAATCTGCTCTTTTGTTTTTGTACTTCTCATATAATTTTAGTTTTAATAATCCGCATCAGCTTATAACAGCGTATAAGGGAAGTGCGAGGAACGAGCATTTACTTTATACGCAAAACGTTACATACTACTTATACTCTTATTTAATCAAAAGGTTTCGGGTTGAATGGAAATAGTTTATTGCCTTGTTCATCCTTAATGTCTAAAGTTTGTCCTGTGTCTCGTTTTATCTTTAATAAATATTCAGCCGCCAAATACGATTTGTAGTACTTATGAAGCTCCTTAGTCATCTGCTCTTTAGTGGCTAGCCCCGATTCAATCCATCTCTTATTGTCAACGTTAAACCTATTAGTGGCACTCTTCCAAAACTCATCTTTCAAGTCCTTACTAATATCTATTTGATGGCCGTCTTCAATTAAGAAGTCATACAGCTCTCCATAGATGCCATAAGAGCCATTAGATGAATATAGATTGTTAAGCTCCATTAAAATCCTCTGTACCTTAATGTCCATTATCCTTTTTTGTTAATCATTTCAATAATCTTTGTTTTCTCCTCTTCTGTTATTGGTTCGGGGGCTTGGCTCTTGTTGTTATCCTCTGTGAATTTCTTAAATTCATCAAATACAGATACTAGATATTCCAACTGCAGATTGATTCCGAACTTAGCCGCCCGACACTTCTCTAGTCTGCCTTTAAAGAACTTCTTATTCTCTGTGGATATAGATTGGTCTTTGATAGCATCCTCAAAATAAGCCTCTGAGTACTCCATAAGCTGTTGAGAGATGGCTAGTACAGCTAAGTCATTCTCGCTGCTTTGTGTGTAAACTAAATTCCACTCACCGTTTTCGTTCTTTAATGAGAAGTGTATTGTTCCTTCGATTGGTTTCATTTCTTTCGTTTTTTGATTTCTTTATATATTTGTCTTGATTTAACGTCAACCGCATGGAAAACTTCTTTCTCTGATGTAAACTCTGTTGGTTCAGAAATTACCCACTCCCATTTGCCTGTTTCCCTATTTAGTTTTTTGTACGGAGGTTTTGTATATTTTCCCATTTTTATTGTTTTGGCGAGCTGTTAATATTCCTTTTCTAATGTAACAAACAAGTACTCCTATTGATGATGTGATAAGCAAAAGGAATATCAGTTGCCATCCGCCCATAAGTAGATATCCGCAGTACAAAGCCACGCATATTAAAACAAAGGCTACCAAGAAATAAATAACATTACGAGGCATTTTTTCAAGCTCGTCCATGTATTCTTCGTTTTCGGCTGATGGTAAGTCATACTTTCTCATGTTTTTCTGATTTAGGGGTTAATGATTTAATTACATCATCTCTTAAAGATATTTCTTGAGTGAGAATTTGAACAGCCGATTCTAAATTGGCTATTTGTGTGTTTCTCTTAAGAATAAGATTGTTTAAGTCTTCTATTATTTGGTCTTTGGTTAGGTGAAGCATTGTTGGTGTTTTAATTAGTTTAAAAGTAAGAGTTGTTTAAATTGTTTCCTAATCTTTTTTATATCAACGAGTGGTTCTTCGGGGTATTCTTTTTTAAATACTTTTTTCATCTCTTATCAATTTTACAATGTTTGTTTGGTTTTTATAGTTTAACGATATGAATGGAATAAAGGTTGCAAAATAATTTGTTAAATAAAAATGCCCTCAGATTCACCAAGAGCATTCCTATATATTTACCTGTTTATGAAAACAACCACCAAACTCCCAACCAAAGAGCTTTAGGTTATACAAATATAGATTTAAATGATTTAAACTCCAAACATTAAATGATAATACAATAGAATACTACTTTTTTAAATGATTTAAGCTTTAATTAACCCTATCTATAATACACGATAATCATCCGCCGATCTTTTGCCAACATATTTTGCTGCCATAATCTTTTTAATTGATTTATTAGGGCAAAAAATGCAACCTTTGTTCTTTGAATAGTGTATAAACATTATAATTAACCAACTAAAAACGATTAAAATGAAAGCAATAAACCTAATAGATATTCAGAATTGGTGGGAATCTGGACACGGAGAAGAGCGTGCGGGTCACTTTAATATAGAGCTTTACTTAGATTATTTACGCGTTAAAAACAACAAATAACATGACAAACGAAGAGATTAAATTAGTGGCGAAAGCCTTATGTTACACTTTAGGGAGTGAAGATAGACACTATAAGGTAACAGTGAGTGATAATGGCATATTACTAGAATATGTATGTGCTGAGATTGTAGATAGCGAGCCTGACCCTCAGATTCAGAAAGAAACAGAGGTGGAAATAGCCCATGTTGATTTGCCTCTGATTGCAGATTTGTTCAAGCTTTCGGACGCTGTAAGAGAAGCCATAGAAGAAATAGAAAGTGTAGGAATAGAATATAAAAAGTTTTAATTATGGAATTAGCCACAGAACAAGCTTTAAAACTAATAGTTTTTCAATTAAGGAGAGCTGCCTCTAATAATATAAAAGTTGACTGTAATCAATTCGCTGATGCTATTGATGAGGCAATTAATCTCGAATATGAAGATAAACTTGATTTAGAAATGTTTGATGATTCGGAAATGTAAAAAACTAAAAATTATGGAAAAAGAAAAATTTGAGATAGCTGTTGCTATACATGAAAAGAGAAAGATTGTTATGGATTTACATAACCATTTACTGAACGCTGAGGAGATTAAAGAAATTTGTTTTTATGGCAAAGATAGTAAAATTAGGTATGCTGGCGTGGGCGTAAGCGGTATTAAAGAAGTGATAATATCTTATTTAAGGGATAAAGCTTTAGAATTAGATGAAGATATAAAAGCTCTTTAAATGTTAAATCTTTGTTCAGGGTATTGACTTTTGAATATTTGTGATTATATTTGTGACAGATTACTTTAGCGAGTATAAATAAAATTCGTATCTTTGAGTTCTATAAGAGGGTAAAACCTCGGTAAAAACCTCAACCTATTTAAACCTCGCTAAAGTCATTTGGTGGGGTTTTTGCTTGTATACCATTTCCTTACAAATCTGTAAGAAAAACATAAAGCAGAAAATCCTTACAAATTTGAAATGAAAATATGACTTTAGATATAAACGTAATAAATCTTTCTACTATTGCTGAGGCTAATAGATTAAAAGAATTTGCTACGTTTCTATATTTAAAGTCGCTCTACTCTAATTCCTGTATTTTCAACTATACTCAGGTGGGGTTGGCTAAAAAATCTCAACTGCCAATCTCAAGAATCAAAAAAAGCGTAAAGTCATTTTTAGATAGCGGGTGGTGCAGGATTCATAAAGGGAACTTAATCTTTAATAAGATAAAGACTTTTGATCACCATAAGAAAAAGATTATTAAATCCATTGAAATTACAAATCCCAAGCAGATATTAAAATCCTTACAAAAACTAATACTAGAAAACTTACAAAATAAATTCAATAGACTTGCGAAGCTTAACGCTGACCTTCTTAACTCATATCCTAAAACTCGTAGAGCTGCCGAAAGAAAGGTAGAAAAACTTGGATTAGACGCTCACAAATTACCTGGTGAAAACGATATGCTTAGTATTTCTATGAATAAGATTTCAAAATTGCTTGGTTGTAGTGTTGGTTCAGCCGCAAATGTTATAAAGTCATTCAAAACGGATGGCTCTATTTTTTGTGTAACTGAGAGGAAAATAGTAAAAACGTTTGCTCAAGGGGTAAAATCTTATATGCAAATGAATCCTAATAGCTATTATCACAATGGTAATTTATTTGTGGTTAGCTGTAATAAGTACAATTTTAACAAATAGTCAAAAAATGAATCATTTTAACTCATATCCTATTAATATCAGAATTTAGAATGCAACCTAATTGATAGTCTTTTCGTATAACTACCCATGAAACATATTTATTCATTATCAGAAGTTGAGGGATTAGCCAAAAAGAATGGATGGCTTAAAATAGATTACCAAGAGAATATTGGGATGGTAAGTTTTAAGAAGGATAGGGTTAGAGTTAATGTTTACCTCAGCAGAATGACTGTATCAACAGCTATGAAACATCCTAAAAAGGGTAAAACTCAATTATTTCGGCAGGATGTAAGTTTGGAACAGTTGGAAGAAATTTTCAAAAATCCAAGAACTCATACAAATAAGGGATATTATCAGGTTAAATAACGCAACCTTAATCAATCTCTTAACGTAAAAGAGGTGTAGGTGGTAATTCAGCCACCGAATTAAAACTAAAACTTATGGCAAATAAGAAATTAACAGAATATGATTATTTTGAGGTGATGGATAGAGCTTCAGTATCATCCGCCAACTTCGAGAATACTTTCTGTAAGCATCCTGTGGTAGTTAAGGATAAAGAATTGAGGGATAAATTCAATGAGATAAGTGAGTTGATGGGGGAATTTTATCAACTAGCGGCGGATAAATGTTTTAACTTTAAAGATAAATAACTTATGAATTTAGACAATTACACTCCTAAAGGAGAATTAGAAGGCTTCCCTAAAGAGGTGATAGCTAAAATGCTTGAAGAACAAGTAAAGCAAGGGAATGATGAGGATGTTACAGTCTTCGAGGTTCAAAAAGACAAAGATGCATCAAAAGGCGGTATTCACTGGGATGACACTAGTGAAGATTATGATTTTTGGAACGCTGTTATTAGAAAAAAGCAATTCGATGTATTCTTTGCTAAATACCCTAAGTCTTCATCCGCCGAATCTAAATACCCTAAAGTAATGATGGTGAGTAATGATAAAATAGCTTGGTATAGGCGGGTAGTGTTTATGGAAAAACAAAATAATTATTTAGCTTGGGATGATGCTGAAACGATAGAAGAAGCTGAGTTTAAATTAGATTCATCTGCATGGAGACACGCTAAAGACATAGAGGAGATTCAACCGCCGACACCTAAAACCTTAGAAGAGAGAGTAGAAGCTATTGAGAAACACTTAAACCTTAATCAATGAAAAAGACTATTAGAGAATGGTTAGAGACATTACCTGAGCCTTATAGAAGTCAAGCTTTGGAGAATACCGAAGAGTATAAGCTAAGCGAAGATAAAGATGATTGTTTAAGCGAAGCAATAGAAAGCGCTTTTACGTGGAAACTAACAAAACAAGGATTGCAATATTGGATAAACGTATTTGATAGTGTAGAAAACGCTGAGAAATCTGGCGGTATGATTAATATTGAAGACGCATTAAACCGCATAGACGTAACAGTTAAAACAGTGAATGAAGAAGCTGTGAAGAAATCCAACCGCGAGATAGCTGAAGAGATTGCTGCCTCCACCGATAAGGGGTATTTATGTTCAGGAGATATAGATGCAATAGAATTAATCTTAAATAAATACTTATGACAAAAGAAGAGTTAATAGCGGAATTAAAAAAGGAGCATTACAAAAAGAAATATACAGATGTGTTTGTAGCTGCTTATAATTTGGCTTTAGAACACGCGGCAGAAGGTTGTATCGTTTCACACGAAGTCGGCGGTAAATGGAATGAAAAGGAATGTATTTTAGCACTTAAAATCACAGAATAATGCCTATAAGTGTAGTGGAGAAGACACAAACAAAGTCGTTGCCTCAGTTTCCTGTGTTGGCTAGTAATAAATGTACTAGGGTAATAACAAAGCACTTTACTAATTTGTATTTGTATTTACAGCCCAAGGAGGTGTCATTTTTGGGGTGGTTGGTGTATCAGGTATCGGCGGATAACACATTTAAATACAACACTGAAATGATTGAGAATTATTCTTTCTCGTTATTGGCGGCTAAGGAAGTGTATAAGACTAAAGCTGCTAACCATGACTTTAAAGCTATAAGAGAGGTGGTTAAGGGATTGATCGAGCAGGGGTATATTTTACCAACGGGCGAGGCGGCTGTATTTATGCTTAACCCCTGTCTTAGCTATCGAATGGAATATGTGAGCAGAAGGGAGTATAAGCAGATGATGGAAACTTACTCTAAATTAAAACCCAATTCAACCATAAACTTTGTAAAAGATTATCATATATTAGTTACAGATAAAATTAAAGCCAAGAAGAATGCCAGTAAAGAAATTTAAGATAAAATCAACCACCGAATCGCGGGTTGATGTAATTTGCAAGATATTCTTTAAACAAACTCTCCCTGATACAGAATTAAGAGTATTGTCAGTTATACTTGATTACTCTCAGAACAATGAGGTAACAATAACATTAGAGGTGGCAAAGCAAGCGAAGTTAGCCGCGGATGTATCTGACACTAATTTTAGTACTTCGTTGTTTAGAATGGAGAAGAAAGGCTTATTTGGGAAGGTAGGCAAGACTATTTCTTTTCACCCTGTATTCAATAAGATACGCGAGACAGATAAAATAGTAATTAATTTCGAATAGTTCGCGGCTATTTTGTCCCATATTTAGTGATGTATCTCACTTCGTTGTTTATTATTTCAATCTGAACTTTCTTATTAACAAAGTCCATTAATTTAAGGTCATTGGCTTTTATATCTGCCAGGTAAGCTATTTTACAGAGGCAATCATGTAAATGGTTATTAACGGGCATTGTGTGGGATATTGTCCCTAATCCGCAGCTAAATTTCAGTGTTAGTCCATTTATATTCTCGGATATTGAGGCTATAAATACTTTATGAGTTCCATTTTTGAGAATGGGGGCATATTTTTTACGTTTAGTTTGTAGCATGGTTGGTTGGGAAAAAAAGCGGGCATAGAATTACACCCGCCTGTTGTTGTTTAATATTCTGAATAGTTATATCCTTTTTCTTTTTGTGTTATCCATAATGCTTTAGCGTGCATTACTGAGGCTATTTTAACTGGCGGGTTGAACATATCGGTAGTTCCGTTTTTAATAACATACGTCCCTATTCTATGTATAAACCATACAAGCTTATGAGGTTTGATTTTAGCCTTCATGGTACACGAGCATTTTAGATAACATAATCTCGTTAACTCTCTTTTCGTAGTCTTTGTATGTTAATCTAAGGGCGGTGTGATCTAACTCGTGTAGATAGTCATAGAGTTCAGTGGCTGTTTTGTCCGTTTTAAACTCGTCGTGTTGGGTGTCTCCCATTCCGTATAGGAGTTTTTTAACTTTAATTACGTCCTCAATGAGGCAGGCTTTTTCTCTTCTGTTTTCTTGTACTGACTGGCGCAAAATGCGTAATAATCTAGGGTTTGTCATATTAATTTATGTTTTAAGGGGTTAGTATTCGATTTTATCTATTGATTCATAATTTCCGAATCCGTTTTCCTCCGCTTGTTCCATAAGCTTTGACAGAAAGCGGATAGCTTTTTCCCATTTTTCTACATTAACGCTTCCTTTTTCTTTTTCTTGGTTATCAATCATTCTGCTTTGCGCCCAATCCAATAAGGGATAAATATCCGTTGGCTGAGTGATTACAATACAGTCACTTTCTGCACCTACATAGCTAATTTGTTTCATGTTTTTAGTTATTTAGATAGGTTTAAATAGAGTTCTTGAGCTAATTGGCGGTTGACTCCTGCTTGTGCCATTTCTTTAATATCAGCACTGCTTAAATGTGTTACATTGACGTACATTTCCACAAAATTAGCGTGTGCATCGGCGGTAATTCTTTGAGCTATTTTGTCCGTTAATAGCTTCACTTCGTTTAAAAATTGTTCTTCTTTAGTCATGGTTTGTATGGTTTTATTAGGTTAGTTTTTGTCTTATAGGTTCATTGAGCCATTTGTCCTTAGTAAGGGGTTCTTCGTGGCAAAATTCACATAGTTCGCAGTAGTTTAAATACTCTGTTTCAAATATTTCTTTGTCCGGCGTTAAATACAGGTGTTTAGGATTGCTTAATTGCCATTGTTTTATTATTCCTTCTTTACGTGTCATAATTGATTAAGGTTACATTGTTTCATTTACTGCGTTAATTGCTCGGTCTTTAAGCGCCTGACAAAATGCGTCTTGTCCTCTTACTATTGATATACGTTCAATAATATGGTTTAATTCTTTTAATAGTTTAGGGGCGGCTTCTATTAATTTAGCGTTAGCTTGCTTTTCTTCAAATTTAGGGTTACGCATAGCAATCTCAAATACTTGACAGCTTGTATGCGCAGAAGAGTGTACAACTTTCCATTCTCCTTCAGTGTGTTTCATGTGGTTTAAGTTTTAAAGGTCGTTAATACTTTGTATTTCTTCTTGTGTTAGGCTTTCGGCTCGTTTGCCGTAATAGATGGCAGCCATAATTTGCTCAGGGTCGGCGGTTGTTTCGTAGTCGAATATCTCTAAATACTTTCTTTGTAATTGACTAGCTGTATACTCTCGTAATTTGTCCATAATAAGGGGGTTTTAAGTGGTTGGTTTAATTAATAATTGTTTCCATTGTCCGTATGTGAATTGTCCATATTTACTCCGCGCTTCATCGCGGCTGATTTTAAGCATTTTTACCGCTTCATCTAAATACTGTTTATAATCTGAGCAGGTTGGTAAAATATCGCTTCCTAACCATAGCTTTATGTCATATTTAACCGTTAGTTGCATGGCTGTATTTGTTTGTTTTGTTGGTTAATAAGACGGTTTTTATATGCTTCTGCCGCGAATCGGAGGCTAAAATATACATATTCATTTTGTCCGTTGATAGTGTAATTAACACAATATGGCGGCCTTCCTGTTGTAACTCTGTGATGGCATAAGCCTAAATTAATGTTTTGTATCATGGTTTTAAGGTCTTAAATAGTTCATAAAATCTAAATACTGTCGCTCACTCGTTGTATTGTTATCTACTGCATCATAATAGTAATATTCTAAAAACCATCTTTGGAACGAATCCTTTTGTCGGGCACTTAGATTGTTATAAAGCTCCTGAGCTTGCTGGCGGTTGCCATTAATTTTAGAGTCTACTATATAGTTAAAATAGTCCTCTATTGTATCGAAGTCATACGACTTAATTAATTTCTTGCTTACCATTGTTTAAGGTTTTAAAGGTTAAATATTTCTCCATCCGCCGTAAATTCATACTCACTAGCCTCAATAGTCTCAATTATTGCCTCTTTGCTAGTTAAATACTCCTCTTCATGCTGTAATAGTATTAAATAGTCCTCTAATAAGTCATTCAAAAACTCTTCTTCTAATTCCTGAAGGTGACCTTCTGACTCTTGGCTTTCGTAGTTTGTGCTTTCTTCGTTCATATAGTCGTTAAAAACTGGCTGCCAAATTTTAATAAATTGCTCGGCTGTTTTGTATGTTTCGCAAGTTTCATCATGTTCTTTGAGAATATTTGTCACCACTTCGGGGGCTGAGATATTAAATTCTCCTTCTATATCCCTTCTTTCAATGTCAAAAGAAGTGATTTTTAGTCCTATATTCTCTGCATCTTCATACATTGATTCCCACCAATTATAATCTACATTGATATCATATAGTTTTTCAATGGCTGTTTGTTGTGCTTTTTCGCTTAACTCATTAAAAGAGTATGTATTTATTGTATGTGTTTTCATTTCAATTTTGTAAGGGATTAATATATATTTATTCTGTCTCAAATTTGTAAGGGTTTTAATTAACTAGCATACTTTCAAAGTCTTCAATTAACAAAGTATACATTTCGTCGGTTAATCTATACTCCCAATACTCTCTTAATAGCTCAGATTCTCCCAAAATCTCCTCACCTAAGAGATAAACGTACATATTGCATACTTTCTCGGCTTCTGCTAGGTTAGTGTTAACAGCGCCAAAATTGCTTTCCTCATACTCTTTAATAGTTTCAATGGCGTTAAATATTCCGCCGTTGGCTATTAACCATTTTTCAGCCTTATATCTGCCAATAATGAAATAATCAGTGTTAAATATCTCATTATGTAGGTCACAGGCGTAAATATCAGCGCCTTTTAAGTCTTTTAACTTGTCTATTATTACATTTAATAACTCTTGACGGGTTGTGTTTTCCATTGTTTTCATGTGGTTTTAATTGTTTAAGCCTTTCGGCGGTTGGTTAATATAGTTATTTGTTAAAATCTAAATTAGTGCTATTCCTTAGTTTAGTTAGTTCTAAGTTCTTTTGTGTTGCTTGTTCTAACTGGGGCGCTTGAATTCTCCCGATATGCTTTTAAATTGGTTAAAAACAGTTCTTTAGTTTCTTTATCCATTCTGCCCGAACTATTGCACGGGTAAAAATCTACGTGTTCCCATTTGCCCCAAAATTCTTGAATAGTTCTATAATAAACATATTTAGTCTGTTTGGTTTCGGCGGTTGTTTTTGTAGTTGTCATTTGTTTAAGTTTTAAGGGGTTATTAATTATATGTAAAATTACTTATTATTACTTGTTTAGGTTCTCCATTCATCAGTTTATATAGCCATTCATCACAATTTTAAAGCGATGTTTTTAACATTAGCGTTAAGGGGTTTTGGGCTGCATTTACTTTTAACAGTTCGCCGTTTCTTCTCACCACTAATAAATATATGTTATCTTCCTCAACTTCATATACTTTAAACCTAGTATTTGTACTTTCGTTCCTATGGTCTATATATATTAGTTTCTCTCTTTCAATGGTATTTATAACTTCGGGGTTAATAGTTCCCATAAATAAAGCTAATTTGTTGGCGGTTGTGTTCATTACTTAATGTATTAAAGGTTATTATAAAATCTAATTATAAAGTGATTAGTATTTTTGCAGGCTTCGGTATATCCTTTATTATATCCGCTTGCTTCATTCTTATCTATTGTTATAAGATTATCAAGGTATAAAAGAATGTCGCGCTTAACCATTTTCGGCGGTAAATTAGATATCACTTTGCGGTATTTCATGTATTTATTCATATTTCGTTAATTTTAGTGTTTATATTCGGCGGTTGAACCATTACTTAAAAGCTCTTCTAATAAGTCTAAAAGCTTCCAATAAGTCATATCTAATAAATAAGATGTTCCTACATTCTTACCCATCTGTAAATAACAATACTTTATCTGTCTTATTAATTCTTGCTTCTCCATTCTTATAAGGCTTCTTTATATATCTTTTGCCCTATTCAAAGATAATACCAACATAAGCCAATACACCTACCACTCATCAAGTAAACAAACACTAATATTAAAATATACCCATTGAAAACCAATCACTTACAATAAACATTAAATTACTCTTACCACTCATAAAACACACTCATAATCAATAACATACATTCCACTGATAGCAAGACTTTCAACCCAACCATCCACAACACCCGAAATACACCATAACATCACCACAACACACATATCTATTATATTAGAGGGGATTATGCAATTCTTTCACTTCTTCATATCCCTTCTCACTTATCTAATTGTAGTCGTTTGTTGTCGGGTAGATATAATATCGTGCCAAAATGTTTGTATTTGTCAATATATAGGTTTACATTTGTACGCATAAACACGGCAAAACATGAATAATCGGTTGACAAGGCAAATAATTGAGGAGATGGATAGGCAGGAAATGACCACAACTAAAATGGCAAAGGAGCTAAAAAGGTCTAAACAGTATGTAAGCAAATTACTAAATGGCGGCAATATGAGTATAAGAATATACTGTGATATGTGTGTTGTTCTTAATCTATCTATTCAGATAGTACCAACTAAATACATTCAATAGCATTCCTTACAATTTTGTGATAATTGCATGCTATTCTAATTCCTTACAATTCTGTGATACATTCTTAAATACTATTAATAAGATCAGCAGCCAATTAGAAGCCCTCAAAGATCAATTTTTAGTCATTCCTAAAAACAAATTCTGACAAGCCAATAGGAAACAATAGCCCCCTACCCGAACCGAAGAAATGTTTTTGGGGAAAGGGGTGCATAGTCCCCCACGGATAAAAATATTAGAAAAATTTTTTTGGTTAGGATGTTGGTATTGCCTCACGGGTAAAAATAGGGGTTGTAAAAATTTGGTATAAAAAATTTTTATAATTTTGTTTCATAATTTTATACATTTATGCAACCTTTGGATGGTGTGTGGAGTATAAGGGGGTAGATGATAAATTTAAACATTAAGAAAGTGATTATGGAATTAAGGCCTTATCAGGTAGACCCTATAAATAAAGGAATTGAGTTCTTTAAGCAGGAGAAGAGTGTCCCTAGTATAATTGTTGCTCCAACGGCGGCGGGTAAAAGTCTGTATGTTGGGAAGATAGCTGAGGGGGTGGATGGGAATGTGATTATTTTACAACCTTCGAAGGAGTTGTTGCAGCAGAACTACGATAAGTTTAAGGGCTTTGGGGGGAGGGGTGCTATTTATTCAGCTAGTTTTGATAGCCGCAAAATTGGTACTGTAACTTTTGCCACTATAGGGAGTATTAAGAATTTGGGTCATATTTTTAGGGCTAAGGGTTTTAAGTATATGATAGTGGATGAGGTGGATAGATTTCCAAGGGAGGCAGGGGGGATGTTCAGAAAGTTCTTGGAGGAGTCGTGTATCACTCACGTGTTGGGTTTAACTGCCACTCCTTTGAAGCTTCAGACGAATTTGGATGTTTATCGGAATACTTATTCAAAATTGGTGATGTTAACGAGTAGAAGTGGTAAGGGGAACTTTTTTAAGGAGATTATTCATGTAACTCAGATTCAGGAGATGACGAGGTTGGGGTTTTGGGCTAAGTTGGAATACGAGCTTTATGATATTAGTGTTGCGGGGTTGATTTACAATTCGACGAAGGCGGAGTACACTGAGGAGAGTATTTTGAAGATGTATGAGTTTAACAATACGAATGATAGGATTAAGCATAAGTTGACGGAGTTAACGGACAGGAAGAGTATTTTGGTGTTTGTACCAAGTGTAGCGGCGGCTAAGAAATTGGCGTTGGAAGTTCCAAATTCGGCGGTTGTGTATGGAGACATGCCATCGGATGAGAGGGATTATGTGATAAGGAAATTCAAGGAGGGGAAGATAAGGGTAATATTTAATTACGGAGTGTTGACGGTTGGTTTTGATCACCCTGAGTTGGACTGTATTATTTTGGGCAGGGTAAGTTCTTCTTTGACGTTGTATTATCAGATTATTGGTCGTCTCACGCGTATTCACCCGAATAAGAAGGATGGGTTGGTTGTGGATTTTAGTGGTATGGTACAGAGGTTTGGCAAGGTAGAGGATTTTCATTATGAGCAGCAAAAGGGGGTATGGAAGTTGTTTGGCGCTAATAATGTTCTTTTAAGCGGGATTCCCATTCACGAAATCGGACGTTATACAAAAGAGACGGAATTAGAGGCATCAAATAAACCTGTTATAATGACGTTTGGGGTATGGAAGGGGCAGCAGGTAAAAGATGTCCCTAGGAGTTATCGTGAGTGGGCGCTTCTTAACGTTATGTGGAATCAGTATAACGAACCAATCAGAAAAGAATTAGAAAGATTAAAGAAAATTGAAACCTTACAACAATAACTAACGTATAAGAGGTATGAATCAATTAATAGGTAAGTATAGAATCCACACAATGCCTAGGAGCAAGTATGGATTTGCTGATATGGAGGTTGGGGATGTGAGAGTTGTTAGTGGCATTTATAGTATTATAAGGATATCAGCCGATGGATTTAGGAAGCGGTGGAATATTTGGTTTTACACCACTGATTTAGGAAACGGACAAGTTAAAATAGAGAGATATAAATAAGTAATATGGCTAAAAAGAACAATTTGTATGAGAGTTTAGGGGTGGATAAAGGAGCTTCTGCCGATGAAATTAAGAAAGCTTACAGAAAGAAAGCATCTGAGCATCACCCCGACAAAGGTGGCGATAATGAAAAGATGACAGAAATTACTAGGGCTTATGGCGTGTTGGGTAATGAGAAAGGAAGGGCTAGATACGACTCAACGGGCAAGGAGGAGGAAGAACCTTTCGATAAGAGATTTCAAGAGTTTATACAAATGTTTTTATTAAAGTTGATAGAGACTAATAATGTAGATTCTACCGATTTGATCGGCGAGTTAAAGAAGATAGCAAGACAGAACATTAGGGGTACTGAGGCGGCGAAGAAAGATTGTTTGGCGAGAAAGAAGAGGTTTGAGAAAGTGTTGATGAGATTGGAGGCTAAGGGTGAGAATAGAATTGCGGGTATTATTCAGATGAATGTGGATAATTGTAAGACCGAGGATGGCAATTACGAAGACCATTTAGAGTTTATGGGTAATGTGTTGGAGTGTTTGGATGGTTACGAATACAATTACGATACGAGCTTGGCGGATGAGAACATAGGGCAATACATAACTTGGAATAAATCAATTTAATCACTAAATTTACAATATGAGTACAGAAATTCCATTAAAAAAATCGTTAATAATATCTCCATTTTATGAGGGTATAAAGAATTTTGGCAAGAGTCAAAGTAACGAAGAAACCTACCGCACCCCATCTATATCTGAATACCATTACGGATTCGAATGCGAAGTTTTAGATGAAGATAGCGGAGAGTGGGATAAGGTTATCTTATCGCAGCTTGATGTTATTAAATTAATGGAATTTCGCTGTGATTGGAAAGTAAGGGTTAATTATCTGAACCACGAAGATATTACACGGTTTTGGTTTGAGAAAGGAATGTTTGTTAATATATGGTCGGAAGATAACGATGTAATTGAAGGCTTTTGTAAAAAGATAAGTGACACAGATATGTTTGTTTTGTTTTACGACAAGGAAACTAAAATATTAGGAATTTACTTACAAAAAGTGTACAACAAGATAACTGGTAATTGGACAGCAGATGTTGTGTTTTTAGGATTAATTAATGACAAAAACGCTTTTCAAAATGTTTTATTTGCATTAGGAATGTTACATACAGGAGAATTTGAATTATGAGTACACTAAACTTTAACATAGACCCTAATGCAGGGAGAATGTTTTTCTACTGCTTTATAGCAGCTTTATTAATCTTTGTAATTACTAAAATATGCTAACAGCGACACACATCACGAGGTACGGAATTATCGGAATTTATGACAGCTACGCAGCTACCGACGAGCTATTCAGCAATGAAGGGAACGACCCTTATATGAGTGCTGAGAATTATGCTTTTGACATATCTAAGGGAGGTTTTTGGAACATCACTGTTGGCATCGGGGCGGATGGAAAATGTGTTACTCAAACAATTCTATTTGACAATAAATTAGGGTACGAGAGATTTAAACGAGACAATGTACTTATTTTTGAACATAAAGAAATCTAAATATTATGACATATACAGTAAGGGGTAAATTTAAGGAATCACAAGAAGTTAAGGAGTTGAAGGAAGGTGTGTTTGCTAGAAACTTTGTGATTATAGTAAACGAGGGTAATCCAAATTCAAGAGATATGCCTATAATCTTTAACATGGTTGGTAAGCAGCCGCGAATAAGCTTGGTGGACGATTTGAGTGAGGGTGATGCTGTGGAGATAGAGTTTGAGTTGAGGGGTAAGCAGAGCTTCAATGGAGTTAATAAGTACTTCAATAATTTGGACGTAAGACATATAACTAAGTTGTAAATTCTTACAAATTTGTAAGGAAAGTAATGTTTAATAATTTATCACAGATTTGAAATGGAAAGTAAAGCAACACCACAAGACTTCATGAGCATGATGGACGACTTAATGCCTAAAACAAAGTCTAAGAGATGCGATGTTGAGTATTTTAATAACGGCAAAACAGTGATGATAACGAGCGACTTTGGAGTCATTGCAACGAGTTCTGAGAGTTGGGATAATGCATTACAAGAAGCCGCAAAAACAATGTTTAAAACAGATGGCGATGAAAAATAGACTACCAAGAAAGCTGAAGAAGAGGTATAAGAACGAACATTGTTATCATATTAAGATGGCTGAAATGGTTATGTTTAAAGAGAGGAAAGAATGGTTTTATGTTGGCTTTAGAAAATTACCTTATACTAATGCAGAACATACACCTTATAAATTAATTGGAGTAGAGGATTCGGGGGCTGCTATGGAAAAAATAAATCAATTTAGAAATGGAAGCAAGTAGAGAGTCATACGAGCATCAATCATTTTGGGATGAGAGATTTTACTTTGTAAGCACAATGACAGTAGACCCTGATATTTTGCTAAATACTATTTCGGACGCTGATTATTTAGTTAACTTTACCTACACGCCAACAGAAGATTATGGACAATAAAGAAGATGATAAACAACCGCAAAAGTTTGAACCATTTTTGTGTAAAATTAAGGGGGTTGGCTCTAGGCACACATATAGACTTACAGGAAACGTTGAAATAGAGTTTGAGCCTGTAAAAGATAAAGAAGGATGGTTTCAAGTTAAACAAGTAACAAATAAAAACAAATAAATATGTTCGCACACAGTAAATTTTTAGACAGTGACAAGCGTGATTTTTCCGCAGAGTATTTCAATGAATTGCATAAGGCAATGATTGAAGAAGCTAAACAAATGCAAAACGAAGCAGGTGTAGGAGGACAACCTGAAAATGTTGGATTGTTTGCTAGTTGGGTTTACGGAGTAGCCGTGAGCCACGCCATGAACGATGCTGTTAACGGCAAATTTGACGGGCTAATACAAGAAAGTAAACAATAAATTAAAAACAAATAAATATGAATATCAAAAAAATCGAATTACAAGGCGGAGGTTATAAAGGCGCAAACGTATTTTTTCTCACGCAAACCTTTAAGCAAAATCGTCCATTTTTAAATGAGACCATTGAGAAGCGCAAGAACCCTATACATGGAGACATGGAGAAACTGTTTAAAGACTTGCGTGTTCACTTACTTGATGTATGCAACATAAACAACAACCGCTTATCGGAGGCTGAACAAAAGACAATTATCTTAGAAACAGAAATCTCTAGTATTGAATTTGACAACGATTCATTTTTACTTAGCGGAGAGATGGAGGTATTTAGTGATAAGAAAATCAAACTAAAAACCTGCAAGGTACAAGAGAGTGATGACTATGAAGGTTACGGTGAGGTAAGAAAGATAATTGACGAATTGAAAACGGAGGCTGTTGCTTATTTAGACGGATTGAAAGTAGTATCAGATAGAGAGATGATGTTACGTTGGTTGGAGGCAAGAAAAGACAATAACATGACTAAGGAGCAATTCGAGGCTATGGATGAGCAAGGTCAGAAGGAATACATGAATAAGACTTTGAGTGTTAAGTTCGGGGCTGAGATTGACACGGACGAAGAAGAGGAGCAAGATGATGATTCGGCAGTTGCTTTTGAGGTTAATGACAATCCAATTGAAATCCCTGAAGTAAAAGCTAAGAAAGAAAAGAAAGTTAAGGCAGAAGCATCTAACGAACAAGGAGGAGCATTCTAATGAGTCTTCACACCCTTTTTCCAACCAAAGTAACTCTCGACCATGAGACACATACTTACACCGATAACTTAGGCAGACAGTACTTATCTGTTACTAAATTTCTTGGATTGTTATCTGAGAAGTTTGAGGACACTCCTGCTTACGCAAGGGCAAGTGATGAAACGAGAGCGCAATGGAAGGAGAAGGGTAGGGCGGCTGCTAATCACGGAACTGTTATTCATAACGCTTTAGAACTTTATTCTCAAACGGGTCAAATACTAGCAGAGAACGCTCACATGGCAGATGCTATTAAAAGCATAACGGCGGAGTATAAGGACTACCATCAAAACCACGATGAGATGTGTTTGTATAATGACCACTATAAATTGGCAGGAACAGCGGATAAGATTTGCGTGTTGAGTAACAGGAAGGATTCGGAGGTTGACATTGCAGACTTTAAAACAAATGTTTCGAAAGGCATTCAATTTCACAGTGACTATAAGAAAAGAATGTATGCTCCCATTGACCATTTACAAGATTGTAACTTTGTAAAATATTCTTTGCAGTTGAGTATTTACGCTTATTTTTTCGAGGAGTTGACGGGAAGGAAAGTAAGGAAGTTGTGGATTCATTTTATTCCTCCCCATGATTTCACTCAGCATTACAAGATACCTGTGATTTACATGAAGAACGATGTTCGTCTTTTGCTAGAAACTTATAAGCAACAAATATTACAAATAGTAGAACCAATCAAGTTATATGAATTCTAAAAAAGAAACATTCCCACAAGGTAGTCCTCAGCAATTCAGCGAGGACTTATATTGGGAGTTTAGTGAGTTTGAAAATCTTACTACTGAAGAGATAAAGAAATGTTGTAACATCACATTAAAAAAATTGATGGCTGAAACGAGTAGTACAGAGATGAGATTGTATTACGATGTGTGTAGGGCTGTAATAAAAAAACGATAATATATGAGTTACTTATTTTACATTGATGAATCGGCGGTTGACAAGAAGACGGCCATTCTTCACCCCGAAGTTATTAAACTTTGTCCATCATTATCAGTGTTAAGCAGCGAGGAGCTGCTTTACGTCATTTTATACACTGACTATCACAGCCCTTATAAACAGTTCCCTGACCACGAAAGAAAGCGTAAGGCGATGCAACACGCATTCGATGATAATGAATACGACTTAATAGAATCAGAGCGTTTACAGATAGCTATTGTAGATTATACTTCACTTCAATACAGCCCTAAAATTGAAGCGGCTAAAAAGTTTCAGATGAAGATAGACTCTATGTTAATAGGTCTTCAGGACGATATAGCTCCCTCTAACATTAAAAAAACTATTGAATCTATTGACTTACTTCGTAAAAATATTCAGGTTTACGAAAGGGAGTATGACGAGGAGGTTCAAAAGAAAGGTGTACTGAAAGGCAAAATGACTTTATCTTTAATAGAAGATATGATGTCTAATAAAAAACATTTTGATTCAGTAACAGCCAAGAGATGATAAGCATTCCACAGTTCCCGATAATAAAACCTAAAGGATTTATGAACGCTTTAAACAAGGCGGTTATAGACGGTATTCCTAAACACGCAGACTCTAGGAGATTCCCTAATGTTATAGGAACTTTAGAATGGCAAAGATATTGGGAGGATGAAATTTATAAAATCATAAACGGAATAGAAATTAAAGGGATATGGATTCCTGGCAGATTCTATTACTACATGAACTATAAGCAGATGTCAACCATTAAGGGTGTAGTAACTCCCGATATGATAGACTTGCATTTAGAGCTTGCTTATTACATTGAGCATTGCAAGGCTAACGGGCGTAATTTAATATGTGCTAAGGGACGTAGAAAGGGTATATCTGAGGCTGCTTCCACCATGATTATAGATTACGGATGGAGATTTACTGAAGGTTATAAGGCGGGTGTTGCGGCAGGGAATAAGACGTATGTAGATGACTTCTTGGCTAAGTGGAGATTTGCGGATAGTAGATTGCCTCCTGAGTTTTCAACCAAGAAATTAACTGATAATGACAATGAAATTATCGCAGGTTATACCATAAGAAATGACTATGGGGACTTTGAAGACAAAGGAACGTTTAATACTATTTACGCAAGAACAATGCACATCAACCCTAATATGTTTAAGGGTTTGTATTTGAATGATGTTATTGCGGAAGAGATAGGAGAGTTTGAGAAGTTCTTGGAGTTTTATTCAGCAACAAAAGATTGTTTAATGTCGGGTAATAAACAAGTGGGAACAATGACCGCGTTTGGTACAGGTGGCAATGTCAACAAAGGTTCAAAAGATTTTCAGAAAGTATGGCACAGCGCAGATTCATTAGGCTTTGAGAAGTTCTTGATTCCCGCAACAAGGATGTTTTATTTTGGCGGAGCAAGAGAGAATGAAAGAAAATTACCACTAGATACTGAGCTGTATAAGAAGTATAAACCTTATGAATTGATAGGTGTAGAAGATAGGGTAGCGGCTGAGAATTGGATATTAGAAAGAAGAAAGAAGTTCTTAGAGAGTGGTAATCAAAAAGCTTACAATGAAGACTTACAAAACAATCCTTTAAACGAAGAAGAGATTTTCAGAAAGACTATTGTAAACAACTTCAATACTAATATTCTAAACAAGCAGATGCACGAAATAAATATTCTTGTGCATCCAAAGTGGACTAAGTATAAGTTGGAGTGGGTGATAGATGAGAAGACTAAGGTGGCTAAAATACCTTATGAAGTAAAGTGTGTTCCATTAAAGCCGCACGAAAATCAAGACGAATGTGTTTGGATAATTGACGGAGAATTACCAAGCAAAGCATTTGTCAATAAGTATTGTTCAGGAATTGACTCTTATGATATTAACGAATCAAAAGAATCAAAATCTTTAGGAGCGATGCTTGTATTAGACAGAGTTACTAAAATGCCCGTTGCAGCGATAAGATGTCGCCCGCAGAGAAGAGAAGTGTTTTATGAATTATGTATTAAGTTATCAGTTCTTTATAAATTGATCGGCAACGTATTAATAGATATTGCCAATGGAGTTATTCTTACTCATTTTGAAAACGCAGGGTTAAGACACTATTTGGCAGATAGGCCTAGAAAGTTTGAATCTGAAAAGTCTGAGCAATCACATGAGAAAGGTGTTAGGTTAACAGGGTTTTCTAAACCACGCATGGTTAGTTTAATGGAAACGCATATAGAGGACTACGGTCATTTGATATGGTTTCCCGCGCTAATTAGTGAGCTTGGTAATTATGATGAAGTTGAAATAGGAAGTGATAATGACTTGGCGGATGCTTATGGAATAGCTTTAATGCAAGACATAAGCTGCGAGATAAGACCTAAGAACACGGAGGAGAATGTAGTAAAGAACAGATTTGAACTAACACAGTTCGAGGATGACGGTAAGGGAGGATTGAGAAGAAAGGGAGGTGGAGGAACTTTAAAGGATATTCAAGAGGATTCAGATTTAATGTGGGATATGTTTGGCCCACCACAATAATGTATTGAAAACTTGTTCGTAATAATTTAAAATATTTATCTAAATTTGAAAAACCTATTAATATTTCTACATGAGTAGCTTCCGCCAACAGATAAAAGCAAGCTTACCCGATAAGGGTAATTTTGGATTATTTAGAGCGGGACACATATATGTTTTGAAATGTCCCGATACAGAGCTTGTAAGATATGTTGGAGTTTCTTTTAACATTAAGGCTAGGTTTAATCATCATATTTCTAGCTCTAAAAAAAATAAGACTTATTCCGCAAATTGGATTAGGTCACTTAAAAGTCAAAATAAAATTCCAATTATGGAGGTTATAGACGACTGCGACGAGTTTAATTGGGAAGAGAAAGAGATTAATTACATTTTGATGTATAAGGCAATGGGAGCTTTACTCACTAACCACTCTAAAGGAGGGCAATCATCTCCTATTAACAGACAGCACACGGACGAAATTAAGAAGCACATTAGCGAAAAACTGAAAAATTTAGTTAAGACTAAAGAGCATAATGAAAATGTTTCTAAGGCGCTGTCTTATAAATGGAAAAATGATGAAGTGTATAAGAAATCAGCTACGGAAAGGTCTATTGCTAATTTAAAAAATGGCGATGAAGAACAGCGTAGAAAGAGAAATTTCGCTCACGCAAAAAGGCATTCCATGACGTTTTGTAAGTATATTAAAATAAGAAAAGATAGAAAAAACAGATTAACGTGGCCTAATATATTAGTGAAATATAATATAAAATCACCATCCACTGTATTTCAATATTGTTTAACACGTAAATTAGAAAAGATATGAGTTATTATTGGCCCCGTCAAGACATCCCCTTAAAAGATAAGAACGAAGCGTGGTATAAAGAGATTCTTTCATACGCTGAGTCTGTACTGATATACGGAAATAACTCAAGAGATAGAATGTCCCGTCTTATGATGGGATATAATGGTATTAAGACTAAGGGTTCTCTTGATTGGTTAATAAAACGATACGGAGAGAATGACAAGGCTACTTATATTTCTTATAGGTTAGGTAGAACAAAAATAGACTTACTTCACGGTGAATTTCTTAAACGTCCTTTAGCCGCAACTGTTACCACTACTAATTCTGAGGCGATGTCTGAGAAGATGCGTCAATACGATAGGATGATGGGGGCGATGATTGCCAAGGACGAGATAAACACAATCAAACAACATACGGGCGTTGACTTAATGGAGGGTGTACCTATTCCTGAAAGTGAAGATGACCCAGTGTGGAAGAAGATGTCTTTTAAAGACAAGGCAGAGGACATGATGCAAATCATTCTTGATAATCAAATGAAAGAGCTTGATTTAAAGAAGAAATTGGCGGATGGATTCAAGAATTGTGAGATTACAAATTACGTTTACGGACAGATAGAAAGAGTAGAAGATGGCAGTATTGAGTTTTGGAATATAGACCCAAGGGATGCTATTTTTGAGGCTATTGAAGGTGATGACTACATGGAGAAAAGCCCTGTTATGGGATGCCGCAAATGGCTTCCTGTACATACGGTTTTAATGAAGTATAAGCTTACTGCCGAACAAAGAGAGAAGTTAGAAACAGCAAGAACTAATCCTGCCGCATGGTGGGGTGCTGGCGGAATGGGCAGAGGATATATGCGTGATTACAACGGGCAATTAGAAGTTGCCGTTATTCACATTGTATGGAAATCTGTTACCCCTAGTTATTATAAAATTGTTCCATCAACGGCAACTCAATTGTTGTTAGAGCCTGATAAGCCAACTCGCAGGTTGGAAATGGACACAATGAAATACGAGAAGAACAAAGATTACCATGATGCTCAAGTGGCTAAGGGAGCTTATGAAATAGAGACTACGTGGAGAGAAGAAGAATATGAGGCTACTCGTATTGGCGGAATTATTGATATCAATATGCGCCCTACTTACTTCCAAAAGCACGCTACTGATAAACCTTCTCATGTATTATCTTCTATGTATGTAGGGTATGTACACGGAAGAACAGATGGCGTTACTGTGTCGTTACAACAAGTGGTAGAGAACTTTGAGAACATTTACGACATTGTGATGTATCAAATTCTTAAAGACGTTGTAAGAGCAAAAGGTAAGGTTTTATCTATTGATAGAGCTGCATTAGGCATACACGACACACTAGATAAGGTGATTCATAAGATTACAAATGATGGTATGTTTGATATTGACTCAGCGCAAGCAGGGCAGAACGGCAGCCGCTATAATCCAAATGACATTATCAAAACTATTGATTTAGGATTGAGTGATAACTTCGCTTACTTAGTTACATTAAGAAATGACATTCGCAATGAGTTAAGTCAGATTACAGGTATCAATGAAAATCGTATGGGGCAAACGGCAGCTAGTTCAACAGCCACCGCTCAGCAATCAGATATAAGCAATTCAAGAACTATCACTGAGGCTTTATTCTATGGTTATTCAGGATATGTAAAGAGAGTGTTACAACAAATTATAAATGCTTCTGCTATTAGTTGGGCGTTTTATAAATTAGATAAGGGAGAGCAGATATTAGGTTCTGAGAAATTCAGCTTCTTACAGATTACAAAGGAGATAGGATATAGAGATTAC